GTTTGTGGCTGGTTGGAGACCTGCCGTTGGGTGGGTATGTGTGCTCGGTATGGCTATGAATTTTATAATCGTACCAATGGGCAATTTCGGACTATCATTAGCAGATATACAAGTAGTAATTCCAATGATAGATACAAGTCAAATGATGCCAGTTCTAATGGGCATGTTAGGACTCGGTGCAATGAGAACTGTGGAAAAAGTACAAAAAGTATCGAGGGAAAAATAATAATGACAGAAACAGAAGCAGAAATAGTAAAACAATTACAGCCAAATTTACAGGAAGTATTAAAAGAGGCTAAGCGCCTTTCTGAAATAGAGTTTTTAATCGTAGAAGGAAAACGAACAAAAGAAAGGCATGACAAACTAGGATATCTTGGAGAAGACTGGAGTAGTGGTGAAGCACGTTTTTTTGGATGTGCTGTTACTTTACTGTTGTATAGCGATGATATACCTTGTTTTTCCGAAAAACCCTACTGGGATTTAGCAGATTCTATTCGTTATGGTGCACAGAATGCTGGAGATATTGGCATGAACTGGGGCGGAGCCAAAGATCGAAATGGATATGTTAATATAACCAAGTGGGATGGAACAATCGAAGATCTGACGTATGGATGCTATGGAGATCTTTTAGAGGCTAGTAAAGACTATAGACCAGTGTATCAGTATTTTCAATTACATGCGGAGTAATTATGAAAAAATACTTGACAAAAACCTTAACTTTTAGTATAATATTTATATTAATGGGATGTACAACAGCAGCAACGACAAGTTCCCTAAAGAAAGACGACAAGCCCACGTTGAAAAAATTAGAAAGACAAGCACGAGGAAAAACAGTAGAATACTGTGTAACACGAGGTAGCGGAAAAACGTGTACTTACATGAGCGAAGATCAAGTACGTGATCAATTAAGACGTATGGGAATATACTAATGAAAAATCCAGTAGCCAAGTTTTCTCGTAGGTTTAATAAAAGCCGAATTTTTCTCGACCGTAAGAAAGAAGCAAAAAAACGAGGCTATTACAGTAAATCGCAAAAAAGGTGTGAAGAAGAATGAAAAGAGAAGTACCTGAGGTCTTATGGAACAAAAGACTAATAGACGGAAACGGAGACTATCACTGGGTAGAAGAAAAAACAGCTGACATTTTTAAAGATAGAAATGTTGTTGTTTTTTCACTACCGGGTGCATGGACTCCTACTTGTTCCACAAAACAACTGCCTGAGTATGAAAAACGAGCACAAGAGTTTTATGATCTAGGAATAGATGATGTATACTGCTTAAGTGTAAATGATAGTTTTACCATGAATGCATGGTTTCGTTTTCATGAAATCAAAAATATACTACCAATTGCTGATGGCAATGCAGATTTTACTCGATTAATGGGCTTATTAGTTGAAAAGAAAAATCTTTGTTTTGGATTGAGATCGCAACGCTACTCAATGCACGTTACTAATAAAGTAATAAGACAAATGTTTGTCGAGGGTCCAATTGCCGACAACTTCACCGCAGATCCTTTTTTTGTAAGCTCTGCGGGTACAATGCTAGGTTATTTGCGAGGCGACGTAGATGAATCTGTTCTATCTCGATGAAGATTTAGATAAATGCGCAGAATACCACGTAGATAAACATATTGTAAAAATGCCCCTTGAAGCAGCCCAGATACTTAGTACTTGTATCTGGGTTGATGTTCATCTTGGTTTTGTGCCAAGAGCACTTGACAAATCAGAGCGAGACTATATAAACGTGACAAAGAAAGAAGTGTCACAGCTACCGCCAGAGGCACGTCCTCTGTCGCCCTATCTACCTATGATGTACAATCATCCTTGCACTATCTGGGCTCGCTCCTCTCTTGATAATTTTGAGTGGACTCATTGCTATGCCAATGCCCTTGGAGATGAGTACACATATCGTTATGGTAAAGTTCATAAATCCGTAGAAGTAATAAATCAACTGAGAGAACCTCAACGTATGAAACGTGTAGGCTTTACTACCTTCGGACTGGCAATGCCAGATGAGTTGAAAGACTATGAGAATCCTGTTCAATCATATAGAGACTACTATCACCTCGATAAAGCAACGTTTGCAAGTTGGAAGTATAGAGAGAAGCCGTCTTGGTGGAATGAAGACTACGCTGACTACGAAAAGAGAATCACAGCATGAAAGTAATACTAATACGACCTACACCTCATCCCTTCGAGAATCTAGTGGACGACATTGCTTATATGGCAAGAGTATCCAACCCAAGCAACCAAGACAGCGTGGATACGAATGAAAAACTCATACGATATCTAGTAAAACATAAACACTGGTCACCCTTTGAGATGGCAAATATAGTGTTAGAAATCAATACCACAAGAGATATTGCACGACAAATACTACGACATCGTAGTTTTTCTTTTCAAGAATTTAGTCAAAGGTATGCAGAACCCGAAGCCATGGGATATCCCTTTGAAGTTAGAGAAGCACGATTACAAGATAATAAGAATCGTCAGAACAGTATTGAAACAGATAGTACGAAGTTAAAACAAAAATGGGCAGCACAGCAAGCTAGAGTTATCGGAGCTGCTGAAAATGCTTACGCATGGGCAATTTCGAGCGGTATTGCAAAAGAACAAGCAAGAGCTGTATTGCCTGAAGGAATTACAAAAAGCAGGCTCTATATGAATGGTACAGTACGATCTTGGATACATTATATAGAGTTACGAACCACACCTGGAACACAAAAAGAACATATGGATGTTGCAAAAGCTTGTGCAAATGAAATCGCAAGTGTGTTTCCTATGATAACGGAGTTCGTTCGTGATTAAAGTATACGCAGATATTTTTCGAGAAAAACTGCACAGACAACAATGGCTAATTCGTAAAGAGTTACAACGACCTGCCAGCGAGAGAAGAAGAGAGTGGTTGAAAAAGCAATTATGCGAAACGAGAGAACTTAAAAAACTAGTGAAAGAAATGAGTGATGAAAAATGTCCTCATTGTGGTGAGAACTTAAATTGACCAATTATATATCGCCCTGTAAAGGGATCTGCCTGCTAGACCCAGAAAGAAATGAATGTATAGGATGTTACCGAACTGCTTACCAGATACAATACTGGAATACGATGTCCGCAGAAGAAAAAGGTGTAGTTCTATATCAATGTAAAGAGAAGGAGCAAAGACGTGAGCAAAGAAGAAGGGATGAAATTCGATACTATCAAGCCACGAACGTATCTCTTGCCTCCCAAGGCGCTGCTCGAAGTAAGCAAAGTTCTAACGATCGGAGCAGAGAAGTATAACGAAGAAAACTGGAGAAAGCTAGACAATCTTCAGAATCGTTATACTGGTGCAGCTTTACGACATCTGTTTGCTCATATGGACGGAGAGCAGTTAGACCCAGAAACAAATCTATCACACTTAGCACATGCATTGTGCTGTTTACTTTTCAAGTTGGAGATTGAAATTGAGACGAATCAAGAAGAAGGTGGGCGAAGACCTGACAGAGTCCAGCATCGCCAAAGTAATCAAGTTACTAAACCCCAGTACTTCGGAGAAACCTATAACCAAGAAGGAAGCGTGCGATCTTTTAAAGATATCATACAATACCCAACGTCTTCAGAGCATAATAGAGAGTCATAATGAGAAACTTGAATTTAGAGCTACACGTAAAAAACAAAAGCGCGGTCGTCCAGCCTCCCCTGATGAAATATCCGAAGCAGTACGAGCTCACCTTCGAGGGGATCCCGTTACCGATACTGCCGCCCAATTATATAGAAGCGTGCCCTTCGTGCGGAACATTATTGAAGCCGTCGGAGTTCCCACCCGAGGTGCTAATGCGGAAGAACGATATGCAATTGGAATTATTCCCGACAAGTGTGTAGCAGAAGAGTTTGATGAAGGAGAGATAGTATGGTCAGCAGCGGATCATGCTAGCGCAACTATCTTGTATCAAACTACAAACATAGATTATCAGAGTAAGTATGGTTGTAAGTGTTATAATATTTATGTGCATGAAAACAGTGAGGAGTATGAAGCCTATGGTCCTGGATATTATTCTACTGCACTTGCATATGACCTTGGAAGTTTAAAGCATTTACAGAAATACAATATAGATTTGAAAAATATTTCTTGACAAAAACGTTATATTTTCGCTATAATATACATTCAGAAATCGGAGAAATAGATGAAAAAAATTATTTATTTACTACCCATCCTTTTAATTCAGTGTGCTCCCGCAACAGTTCTAACAGGCTGTGCAACTTCAGATATATATTATGATATTCCCGAAGTACCTACAACAACAGACGGTCGAGGAGCAACGAAAGTAGCCTAATGGAAATAGTATTCACACCAGATCCCGCACTTCTAAAAAAGATATCAGATTCTAATGTAATACAGTTCCCGAGGACAGAAGAAATGGGCGACAGATTTTACCAACAACAGCTAGAAACACTGGGCGACTGCCCAGGAAACCCAAACCCAAAGAGGAGGCACAAAATGCCTTGGACAGATGAGAGTAAAGCACAGGCAGTAGCCATGTACACAGAACAAGATCCTACTCCAGAAACATCAATGGAGATTGTAAAAGACATTGCAGAAGAGCTAAGTGAAAGCCCTAATGGTGTTCGTATGATACTAACAAAAGCGGGTGTTTACGTAAAGAAAACCCCTGCTACAAAGAGCAACGGAAGCGGAGCGAGTACAAGCACCCGTGTTTCCAAAGCTGCAGCAATTGAAGACCTTACTGCTGCAATTACCGACAACGGAGGCACAGTCGACGAAGATATTGTTGGTAAACTGACTGGAAAGGCTGCAATGTACTTTGCAGGACTTCTCAGGCAGGCTGGCTAAACCAGCACTTTACTTATAAAGGAGATGAAACCCTCTAAAACGTAAGGCTCCTAACCCGAGCAGTTTTAGGGGTGTTTTCACATCTGTACCTTAGAGCAAGAAGTAAAAACTTCTAAACTACTAAGGACGTAATGTGAAAAAAGAAGAACTAAGAAAGTTGGTTGAAGACTATGGTGATGCAATAATTACTTACCGTAGTGAACAATCTAAAAAATTAAAATATAATGTATGTACTCTGGACTTTACAACTCCTTATATACAGAAGAAAAAAACAAGAACAAAAGAAAGTGCTGAAACTTTATTACTCTTTTGTTGGGATACTGATTCTTATCGTATACTAAAACCTAAGAATGTTACAACAGTGGTGCCTCTTGCATCGGTTTTAAAGAATGACAAGGGGTTTTAAGTGGAACTACATACAGCTCCCGAAGAATACTCACGCATTGTACACTATGATGAAGCTAAACAAGTTCAAGTACGTCTTACAATAAATACTTTTCGTGGAATAGAATATTTACACCTAAGAAAATACTATATGGATTTTGATGAGACGTGGAAACCAACTCCTGAAGGTATTGCAATGCCTTTAGATTTTGATAACTCTCGTGAACTTTTTTCAGGCTTAGTTGAAATACTATCTTTAGCTGAAAGTAAATCTGTAATTGAAGAGCACTTCCTTGATCTTATTAAGGATCTTTATAATAGTTCTTGACAAACACCTTAAACTTCCGTATAATACTCATATAAAATCAAAAAGCGAGTAGAATATGAAAAGTTTTCTTGATCTTGCCTCCCGTAAATACTACGAAGGTAATCCTATCCTAACGGATGCAAGATTCGATGAGCTGTGTACTTTATACAGCTATGAGAAAGTAGGCTATACTCCAACAGATGCATATCCTCATGCATATCGTATGTACTCTCTTCAAAAGACTATTCCTGATAAAATACCAGAAGGTTGGGTTAGCAGCCCAAAGTTTGATGGTGCAGCAGTTTCTGTTCTATATGTTGATGGAGAACTAGAGATGGCTTTGACTCGTGGAGATGGAATTCAAGGTAAAGATATTACTGAAAATATGAAGTGGATAGTTCCACACACAGTTCCAATAAAAGGTATTACTCAAATTAATGGAGAAGTCTGTGCATTTAAAAGTGTAAAGAATGCACGGAACTACGCTGCGGGTGCGCTTGGTCTTAAAAACTCTTACGACTTTGCAGAACGAGACTTATCTTTCATTGCTTATGACATACACACGGATACCACACCTTTTATAGCATGGACAATTGCTATGGAATATCTTCATGAGAGTTGCTGTATGTGCACAGCTTACACCATGGCGCATTCAGAAATGTATCCACAAGACGGAGTAGTGTATCGAATCGATGATTATGAAAAATTTGAAAAGAAAGGATATACCTCTCGTCATCCTAAAGGTGCCTTTGCTGTCAAAGAAGCAGATAAGGGAAAAGTAACTACTCTACGCAATGTAACATGGCAAGTAGGGAAAAGCGGTATTATTAGTCCGGTAGCACACTTTGATCCTATAGAAATTGGCGGAGCTACAATAAGTAAAGCAACTTTACACAATAAGAAATATATGGATGATCTAAACTTGGAACTTAATTGTAAAATTGAGGTCATACGATCTGGTGAAATCATCCCTAGAGTGGTACGAAGAGTATACGATGAAAAAAATAATTCTTGACAAAAAAGGTCAACTTCCGTATAATATTATTCACAATTTAGGAGAAAGTACATGGCAGTAATCATGCCACCTTCAGAATGTCCGAGCTGCAGTAGTCCTTTGATATTCATAAATGATATCCTTTATTGTAAGAATAAATCGTGTAGTGAGCAACAAGCAAAACTTTTAGAAAATTTTGCTTCTAAAATGAAAATAAAAGGTCTAGGGAGAGCAACAATTCAGAAGTTAAAAATAACAGAAATACATGAATTGTATGAACTAAAAGAGAACGAAATTATAGAAACTCTTGGCTCAGAAAAACTCGGATCTAAACTCTATCAGGAAATACTAAAGTCACATGATGCACCTCTCAACCTACTTCTTCCCGCTTTGGGAATACCTCTGGTCGGACAAACAGCTACTAACAAACTTGCTACTGTTTTCAATAGCCTCTGGGATATTGATCGAGCTGGTGCTGCAATCGCAGGAGTCGGGCCCAAAACTATAGAATCATTATTGCAATGGAAAGAGGATAACTGGTATCTTCTCTCAGCACTACCACTAAATTTAACCTTTGAAAAAACCCTTAAGACTTCTAACCAAGGAACAGTTTGTATTACTGGAAAGTTGAGCAGTTATAAAACGAAAGCTGAAGCAACCACAGTTCTAAACCAACTTGGCTATGAAGTGAAATCAACTGTAACGAAAGATGTAACAATTCTTGTCAATGAGAGTGGCATTGAATCTGCGAAAGTAAAGAAAGCTCGCGAGTCTGGAGTTACAATTATAACTAACCTCTCAGAACTTATTGGAGACCAATATGGCTACACTTCCTAAGTGGACCGATGAGCGCACAGGGCAGCTCATGCAATTTATTGGCGATGAAAGACCCGTATCGCAAATAACTGTAGGCGAAGCAGCAGAAACTTTAGACACAACTACTCGTTCTATTTCTAGCAAACTTCGTAAAATGGGAGTTGAAGTAGAGCTTGCTTCCTCTTCCTCTACTCGAGCATTCTCAGACAGTCAAGAAGCAACACTGAGTGCTTTTGTAACTGACAATTCTGGCACATATACTTATGCAGAAATTGCCAATCATTTTGAAGACGGAGCATTCAGTGCAAAGTCTATACAAGGAAAGATTCTTTCCATGGAACTTACAGAGCATGTTAAGCCTGCTCCTATAAAAGAGTCTGTGAGAACTTATTCTCCTGATGAAGAAGTAATGTTCATCGGTATGGTAAACAATGGAGCATTTGTTGAAGCTATTGCTGAAGCAATGGGACGCTCTGTAAACTCAGTACGAGGCAAGGCTCTTAGTCTTCTTCGCTCTGGTGATATTGATGCTATACCTCGACAAGAAGTTACAAAGTCAAATGGAGCAGCAGATCCTTTGGCAAACATGGATGTAACTGACATGACTGTAGAAACCATTGCCGAAGAGATTGGCAAAACTCAGCGTGGCGTAAAAACTATGCTTACTCGTCGCGGCCTCACTGCTGCTGACTATGACGGAGCTGCAAAAGCTGCAAAAGCGGGCTAATAACCGTTGAACATCCCTAGTGCGTTAATAAAGCAAGTGCTCGTGCTCCAAGACTTTGAAACTTGGAGCATGACGCACAAGCACTATCTTCCCCCAGAGTATCATGCTCTCTACCGTATTATCGACACTCATTGTGAAAAGTTTCACAAGATGCCGACCATCGAAGACTTACAGTATGAAGTCAGAGATAAAACAACTTTAGAAAAACTTTTTGCAATCGAAGGCTTAGAGGTTGAAGCAGAGCCTTATATGCTTTTGCAGTATCTCAAAAATGAATATACACAAAAAGAAATTCTTGAATCCTTGCATAACTACGTAGATAATTCTATTGCATTTGAAGATGCCGAAGAAGCAATAAGCCATCTTCATGAAATCGTATTGTCTGTAGAAAATAAAGTAGACTTGCAAGATCCTTCTGAGAGTATGCAATCTATTACTTTACATGAAGCAGACGAAGATATTGCAAAATATATTCCTCTTGGTCTTAATGCAGAGTATGATTATGATATACAGTTTTCTCCCCGTGATTTAGTTATGGTTGGAGGAAAGAGAGGTTCTGGCAAATCTATTGTATCTTGTAATATTGCAAATGCAGTATACGAATCTGGTAAGACTGCTCTCTATTTCACCATAGAAATGGACAGTCGTTCAATATTACAGAGGTGTTGTTCAATTGCAACTGAAGTACCTTTTTCACGTATAAGAACTAAAAACCTTAGTATTGTTGAGTGGGAGAAAGTTGCAACTTGGTGGGCAAATCGTTTTGTACATGGATACGAAAAACTTAAAAAATATCGTGAAGATAGAAATTTTGATAAACTACATGAACAACTTAAAACAAAAGATATTATTATTCCAGATAAGCATATTGATGTTATTTATGATCCATCTCTCACTTTAGCAAAAATACGTGCAGAGCTTGACAAGAAAGTAAAAGTAGGGAATGTAGGAGTTGTAATTGTTGATTACATAAATCAGGTTAAAAGATCTGCAATGCCTTCGCGCTCAGGACAGTATGACTGGGCAGAGCAAATAGAAGTTAGTAAAGCTTTAAAAGCGATGGCTCAAGAATATGAAACAACAGTATTTTCTCCATATCAAACAGATGCAAGCGGTGAAGCAAGATTTGCAAAAGGTATACTTGATGCTGCTGATGCAGCGTATACGATCAATCCTTGGAGCCAAGAGGATGCATGTCTTACTCTTGATTGTGTAAAAATGAGATCAGCGGCAGAAAAGTCTTTTACCTCAACAATGGATTGGGAAACTTTAAAAATAGGACCCGACACAGCATTAAACCCAAAAGAGAAAGAGGCAACATCTCATGCGACAGGCGAAGAGATAAATGATATCTAAAAATAGTTCTTGACTTTTTTATGTTATTCTAGTATAATATCTTTTCAAACTCAAATAACAAGGAACATATATGATTGTTCAAGGCAGCTTAAGGTATACAACCTGCGGGAGAAAAGTGAGCAGTAAAGCACGACAGAAAAGAAGACAACAAGTTTGGCACTGGAGTACACAGAGAGAGACAGAAACTACTTATCGCAGAGAAAGTAAAGAATATTCATCGTTGCCTCTCGGTAAACCAGATCCAGCCGAAACAGCACAGAAAGAGTATTATGCAAGCAGTCACACGGTAGCCCCTGCTTATAACAAGGGAGCCTACCAAGTTATTAGTAAAGAGAATATTATAGACATCGGTAGATGAACGTAGAAGAATTATTAATTAAACAAGATGTTCCGTACATTCCAAAAGGTGCAGACTTTGAGGTAAGTTGCCTTAATCCCGAGCACCTCGATCGCAATCCTAGTATGCGTATCGATCGAATAACAGGTATATTTAACTGTTTCTCGTGTGAATTTAAAGGAAATCTTTTTAAATTGTTCGGGGAAAAACCAAATCAGTTACAACTACAACGCGAAAAGCTGAAAAACACAATTAGACAGAAGATGGCGGAAAGTACTGGTTTGGTTTTCCCTGTGCATTCAACTCCATATGTGGGCACTTGGAGAAATATAAAAGTAGAAACATATGAAAAATTTGAAGCATTTACAGATGCAGATCCTGTATTTATTTCTAGAATTAATTTTCCAATAAAAGATATTACTGGAAAAATTGTTGCTTTTAATGGCAGACACACAGGAAGCGGAGTTCCTAAATACATGATAACACCTGCGGGTGCAAAGATGCCTTTATTTCCACAAGTAAAACCTCTTAATGGATGCGTTATACTTGTCGAAGGTATCTTTGATATGCTTAATTTACATGATAAAGGGTTAGATAATGCAATCTGTTGTTTTGGTACAAAAAATATAAACGAAGAAAAGTTATCAGTTTTGTCAATATCAGGAGTATCCCAATTAGATATATTTTTTGATGGAGATGATGCAGGACAAAACTCAGCAGTAAAAGTAAAAGAAATGTGCGAAAGTATTGGACTTTCATCTCGGAATATCCATCTTAAGGATAAAGATCCCGGAGCACTAACAGAACCTCAAATTTTAAAACTTAAGAGGAAACTATATGCCTAATGTCGCATTAGTAGAGACAAAAGTAAGTAAAACAAATTTTAAAGCAGAGTTTGATAATAAGATTGAATTTGATCAGTATCAACTTTGTTCTGATCCTCATATCAAAAAAGTTCTTAAAAGAGATGTTGATATTGAGATGAACCCAGACAATTATGATTGGGTAATACTTGTAGGTAGTGACGCTGTAAAATACTATACAAAAGTCAATTCAATAACAGAGTACTCAGGTAAATTGCTTGACGGAAAATTTTTGCCTATAATCAACCCTTCTATGCTTGCTTTTAAACCTGAAGCAAAGCCTACTTGGGAAACTTCAAAGTCTAATATACTTGACTATATTTCAGGAGCTTTAGAAGATACGGTTATAAAAGAAGAGCAAGCTCGAGGAATACAAGATACGGAGGAAGCAAATGAATGGTTACGTCGCTGCATTGATTCTAGACCTGCATATGTCGCACTTGACTCTGAGACAACCGGATTATATCCTAGAGACGGGCATATGCTTGGGATCTCTATTTCTTATGAAAGGGATTATGGTGTTTACATAGATACAAACTGTTTCAATGTAAGAACAGAAGTATTACTACAAAAATTATTTAACCATACAACAGTAATTTTTCACAATGCAAAGTTTGATATCGCATTCTTTGAGTATCACTTCAACTTTGAGTTTCCTCAATTTGAAGATACAATGCTATTACATTATCTCATTGATGAGAATCCCGGAACACACGGACTAAAACAACTTGCAATGAAGTTTACTCCTTATGGAGACTATGAAAAAGAACAGTACAACTGGATTGCAGATTACTGTAAACGTACTGGAACATTAAGAAGTAACTTTACATGGGATACAATTCCCTTTGAAGTTATGAAAACATATGCTGCAATGGATGCAGTAGTAACTTTTCTAGTTTATGAAAAGTTAGTAAGAATTAAAAAGAATGAACGACTAAAAAAAGTTTATGACAAATTACTCATTCCAGGAACAAAGTTCTTACTTAACATTCAAGATAATGGTGTACCATTTAATAAAGAGAGGCTATATGGTGCGCAAGAGTTAATGCAGGATGAAATTGATAATGCAATAAAACAACTATATGCTCATCCTGAAGTGACCCAATTTGAGAAACTAAATGGAAAAGATTTTAATCCCAATAGCACTGTACAGCTTCGTCAGCTTTTCTTTGACTTCCTTGGTCTTGCTCCTACTGGAAAGAAAACAGGAACAGGAGCCCATAGTACAGACGCAGAAGTCCTTGCTGAACTTGCAAAACAATCCCCTGTTCCTGCCCTCATATCAAATATTCGAAAAAACTCCAAAATTAAGAACACCTATCTTGATAAGATTATACCGCAGCTTGACCGTGATTCTCGGTTACGTACAGGGTTTAACTTGCATGGTACTACTAGTGGCCGTCTCAGCTCTAGTGGCAAACTTAATATGCAACAGCTTCCTAGAGATAATCCAATAGTCAAAGGATGTATCAAAGCTGCAGAAGGACACAAGATAGTTGCAATGGACTTAACAACTGCAGAAGTATATGTTGCTGCTGTTCTTGCTAAAGATGAAGCACTTATGGATGTTTTTCGTGCAGGCGGAAACTTTCACTCTAATATAGCCAAACAAGTATTTAATCTACCTTGTGAAGCAGAACAAGTAGCAGAGTTATATGCCGATCGTAGACAAGCTGCAAAGGCTGTTACTTTTGGTATCATGTATGGAGCAGGACCTAAAAAGATTAGTGAACAAGTGACAAAGGATAGTGGTAAATTTTTTAGCCAGCAAGAAGCTTCAAATGTTATTACTGACTATTTTAAAGAATTTTCAGCTCTTAAAAAGTGGATTGAAGACAGTCAAAAATTCATACAACAAAATGGTTTTATTTATAGTTACTTTGGCAGAAAAAGGAGATTACCCAATGTCGCAAGTACCGACAAAGGCATCCAAAGTCATAGCGTTAGGTCTGGTCTTAATTTTTTGGTCCAGTCTACCGCTTCTGATGTTAATTTACTTGGTGCCATAGAAATGAATAATCACATTCAGACTGGAGGATTTAAGTCTCGTATTTTTGCTTTAGTGCATGACTCTATTCTTGCAGAAGTTCCTTTTAATGAAGTTGATTACTACTGTGAAGCACTGCAGGATTTTGTTCAAAAAGATCGTGGAATAAGCATCGAGGGAACTCCGGTTGGGTGTGACTTTGAAATTGGGGACGATTACTCTATGGGTAAGTATGAAAAGCAATATGGTAATTACATATCAAACTAGTGAAAAAATTACATTCCCAGCCTTTCCTTTAATTAGTAGTAATTATGTTGTCGCTGACGGTTTAGTTACTATAGATGGGATGCTTGTTGATGATCGTAATATGGAAGGAGAAAGTTTAGGGAGACGCAGGCTAATAACTCCCTATCAAAAACTCTTTCCATTAAAACGTAGTGTCAACACTTTAATTGGACTCATAAAGCGTAGTAGATCATTTTATATTGATTGTACTGGTCTTATCTTTACTTATGAAAAAATAAAGTGGGTAAGACTAAAGTATAGAAAAATAGAAAAGATAGTGCCAAAAGGTAAGGCTTCTTTGTTATTTATACATCGATGGAAGGCTCCATTTATTATACCACGACCTCCACCAGAGGAAGTACGATATGTAGGAATCTTACATTTAAATGAAGAACCTTGGTTATTGTATGATTATGCAACAGCCCAGCTCAAGGATACGAGGCGAAAAATATAGTGGCTAAACGATCGAAGACCCTTAATGGTTCAGGGTTGGAAATACAAGAAATAGAACCCCTTACAAAAAATCAGCTATCAGCATTTGAATCTCAAAGAAACTTAATTCTCTTCGGGGTCGCAGGAACTGGAAAAACCTTTGTAGGATGTTATCTTGCCTTTGACGACATGGCAAAGAAAGAGTATGAAAAACTAATAATTATACGAAGTGCTGTTCCGACTCGTGATATAGGCTTTCTTCCGGGAAACGAAAAAGAAAAAGCATCTGTGTACGAAGAGCCTTATAAGGACATTGCAAATGATATTTTTGGAAGAGGAGATGCATATCAAATTCTCAAAACAAAAAATTTAGTAGAATTTATGACAACTTCTTATATACGAGGAATAACTTTACGTGATGCTACAATTCTTATTGATGAGTGCCAAAATATGACTTTTCATGAATTAGATTCAATTATTACGCGAGTAGGCGAAAACTGTAGAGTAATTTTTTGTGGAGACTTTGACCAGTCTGATCTAAAAAACAATGGACTAGCAGACTTCTTATCTATATTAGAATGGATGGATGAGTTTCATTTTATTCAGTTCGGTATTGAAGATATAGTACGAAGTGATTTTGTGAAAAAATATATAATTGCAAAAAGTGAACTCAATGAAAGCGGTACTTAGTAATCGTATTTATATGGATTGTACAGCAGATGTGCAAGATAAAATAGATAAAGAGTTAACATATCTTATACCGTCGCATAACCCATTAGACCCTCCTCAAGTGCTTGCTAACATGGCAATCATTCGCAACGGTCTAATTTCTATTCCCATAGGTCGCACAGATTTAATACCCAGAGGATATGAAATAAAAGATAAACGTGATCATATACCTGCAGTATTTCCAAAATTTAAATTTGATTTAAGACGTAGCCAACAAGATGTTTACGATGAAATTGAAGATAATGCAATTATTAATGCGTGGGTAAGTTGGGGCAAAACTTTCACAGGACTAGCAATTGCAAGTAAGTTAAAACAAAAAACATTAATAGTTACGCACACAGTGCCATTGAGAAATCAGTGGGCAAAAGAAGTAGAGAAAGTTTTTGGAATTAGTGCTAGTATTATTGGGAGCGGCAATTGGGATACCAGTGGGCCTATTACTATTGGAAATACTCAGACTTTGTACCGTAATATTGAAAAGATTAAGCGTATCTTTGGAACGATTATTCTCGATGAAATGCACCATGTATCTAGCCCTACCTTTAGCCGTATTATTGATAGTTCTTTCGCAAGGTATAAAATCGGATTATCTGGAACGA